CATCTATAACTATAAGCAGATAATATAACTTTTCTATTAGCATAGATGTGTGTTTGATCTGGCATATACTTATCTAAATTTTCTACTGTAATATCATGGTGCTGATCTTCTGGAATCATAGACTTTATCCAATCTACCATAAGTTCTTTAGCTCTTCTTCTTACGTGCTTTGCTTTTTTTGAATTCATTTGTTATCTCTTGTACTTTAGGTTCTTTAACAATAGTTGTAAAATAAGAAAGACCTTTAGCATACTTAAATATTCTTAATCCTTTACCATCATTAGTATCTTTATGACATTCAAACTTATGTCTACAATAAAAACATTCACGAGGTAGTTTCATATTACCTGCTACACCATCAGGTACAGGATCATAACATTTTTGGGGAGGTTCAGTAGCTTTTAAAGCTTTCTTAACTGTATTTATTTTAGTCTTTATATTAGGTTTGTCAAGCTCTTCAGGAATAAATAATGCTAATTCTCCTGTTTCTTTATTTAAAGCTAAGAAGCCTCCTTTACTTGTACCCATAGCTTCTTCGTAACTAGCAAGTTGAGCCATGTAACCAAAGCTATCCTGTTCAGCTAATGTTCCATCCCTAAACTTTTTAAATGAGAAACCAGACGCAGTTTTTATATCAACTACTTCTCCGTCTATTGTACAATCCATATGTCCTTTAACTCCATTAACAGTTACACTCCTTTGCTCGTCATCTACTTTATGTCCTGCTAACCTAACTAAGAATAAAACAATTTCTTCTAATATATGTCCGTATAAAAACTTAATAAAAGTTGGAGGAGTGATAGGGGTATTACTATCTTCCAAGTTCATATCATACCATAACTGTCTAGGTGGCCTTCCTATATTAGACATTCTTAAAGTTTCTGTACTATTTCTAGGTTCAGGGTGTGCCCAGCTTTTAAGAGCAGTCTTAATAGATTCTCCTAATTCGTCTATATCTTTATCAGATACGTCTAACTGTTTACCTTCTCCTAAGACAGATAACTTTTTATAGATGTCATCTACTAAGGTGTTTAGTTTCTTTTTACTCATGTTCTATGTTTAACAAACTTTAATTTACGAGTCTCGGCATCATAATATAAATACTGTACGCCTAACTTCTTTTGATGTTCAGTCCTTTTTCCTGTAGGTTTAAAATCTGTATAGCTTTTACCTTTCTTACTTCGATAAGACTTAACATCTATTAATGTCAACTCTCCTGTCTTAGATATAGCAATGAGATCAACACCTCCTGTACATCCACAGTTTCTAAATACTTCATAGCCATTATCCCATAACCAAGTGGTAGCATAATGTTCTGCCATGTCTCCTACTCTATTACCTTCAATGTGTTTCACTCCAATTATCTCCTATTTTGTATTCACCATCCATAGGACAGCGAAGATTATAATACTCACCAGCTTTAATAATACAGCCAACAGCACGTTCACCTACAAAGTCTGCTATATCTTCTCTAACTTCCATCTGCCATTCATCATGGATATTAGCTACGAATCTAGCATCAAGTGTATTTAATTTAATTAATGACTGTAACATTATTAAAGCTCGCTTCATAACAATAGCTCCTCCACCTTGTAATAAAGTGTTGAGAGCAGCGTGCTGTGTTCTAATTAAAAGCCTTCTACCATCTAATCCCTTCAACCATTTCTTCTCTGACGCTTTTGTAACTCTATCTCGTAGAGTCTTAAATGTTGGTTTATTATCAAAGAAATGTTGTCTAAGTCTTTTACCATCAGCTTCGCTTCCTCCAACCACTTCTCCGAGTCTCTTATTTCCAGCAGAGTATAGTAAGGCGTAGATGAAAGTCTTTGCCTGATTTCTTGATTTAAGTCCTGTAATTTTTTGATTGTAGGAGTGTATGTCTCCGTTAATGATTTCATTTGTAAACTCCTCGTCTTGCATATAGTGAGCAAGCATTCTTAACTCAAGACTACTCGCATCTATACCTACTAATTTATATCCTTCTCTTACTGTCCAACATGATCTACATTCCTTACCATAAAGGCTACCTAGATTAGGTACTTGTGCCATGTTGGGATTTCTATGTGTCATTCTTCCTGTAATAGTACCATTAGGAATAACAAAACCATGTACCCTACCATCATCTTCTACAGCTTTAATCCAAGAATCTATTTGTGCTATTCTCTTTTGGTATAAAAGATAGTAAGCTATTAATTTAGCTTGGGGAATATTATCTATATTAGCTAAAGTCTTTTCATCTACAATAGGTTGACCAGTAGGAGTAAATCTTTTAGGCTTCCAACCAAACTCTATTAAGTATTCTCCTATCTGTTTACGTGAACCTAGATTAAAGTCCTGTAACTTTCTACGCATAAAAGGTTTAAAGTTATTAGTATCTAATATATTCTGGTATTCTTCATCAGTTAATCCTACCTTAGAAAGCGTACCATCTTTTTTCTTTTTAGGAGTAACTTGTTTAATATCTACTAACTTAGGTTTAAATTCTTTATGAACTTCATCTTCTGCTTCTTGCATCTTCTGTCTAAGTTCAGCTAATAATAATTCAGCTTTTTGCATATCAAACTTAAAGCCATTAATCTCTTGTTGTTTAATAACTTCAGCTACAGATTGTTCTAACTTAACTGCTTCTTTATCAAATCCTCTTCCTTCTTCTCTTAACTTATGGAATAAGACTGTATTTAATTGTACATCACGAGTACAATACCTTAACATTTCATTTGAATAATTTTTATAATCATCAAACTCAATCTTCTTAAATCCTAAACGATAACCCCAAGTCTCTAGACTGTGTCCTCCTTCTCGTACTGGATTAAATAATCTAGACATAACTAATGTATCAACGACTGGCTTATTAGATAGATCAACTCCTCCAAACTTTTCAACCATAGGAATATCAAATCCTATTATATTATGACCTATTAATCTATTTGCTTTAGTTAATAATTCATATCCTTCTTCTAATCTATTAGGAGGAAACTTATATAACTGATTCGTATCTATATCTTGAGCAACTAAGCAATGTATCTTAGTGGCTTTAAGATCATCAGTCTCTATATCAAATACTAAGTCCATTATAACTCCAGTAACTCATCATCATTTTCTTCAAACTGTTCTTTAGGTACTTCTCTTAGTCTTCCTGTTTCTCTTTCATAAAGTAATCTACTAGCTAGACCAACATCTCCTGTGTACCTAGATTTAAGAACTCTAAGTCTGGTAGTGTTAGCTTCATCTATATCTTCTGCTTGTTGATTTCTTTCTAAAGCAATCACACAATCGGATAACTGAGCAATACTTTGTGAGCCTCTAAGGTGAGATAGACTTACTTCAATACCATTCTCGTGACCCTTATTTCCATCAACTCTTCTTAAATGAGATACAAGTATAAGTCCAGCTCCTGTTTCCTCAACTATACTTCTCAGTCTAGTCATTATATTATCAATTGCTCTTCGTTCATCTCCTTCGGATAAGGCAGAGACTAACATATGTAAATGATCTACGACTACCCACTTACAATCACAAGCAATAATCATAAATCTTATCTTATTAAAAATCTCGTCAATATTATTAGTTCCAAAGTGAGCATGAATCCATACTCTATTCTCGTTATCTCCATCATAAAGTATATCAAAGAACTTATCTAATTCTTCTGGAGTAAATTGTTCTCGTACTTGATCTATGTAGAGTCTAGCATTAGCTTCAATAGAAAGAATACCATCAACAGTTCTCCTCCAATCTTCTTCTAATGCTATGACTCCAACATTATCTGTTGTTTCTTTGATAAGCCAATGTTCTAACTCACGAGTTACAGAAGACTTACCAAGTCCTGTTCCTCCTGTTAAGGTAACTAATTCTCCAGCTCTTAAACCATAAAGCTTATCGTTTAAACCCTTCCAAGGATAAGCAACACTTTCTTTCTGCTCTCTATCAAAGAACTCTGCTCTTGATTCCGATACATTTATAACTCCACTTGGAGTATAAACTTTAGATGCCCACCACGCTTCAATAAACTCTTTATGTTTATTTTGTCTGAGCATATCATTAGCATCTTTATATCCATTAGGTAACGACATTATCTTTGCCTTACTAGGTTGAAATAACATTGCTACTTTCTTAGATGCTTCTATGCCTTGCTTATCATTATCAAAGCAGATAACAATACTCTCAAAGCTTTCAAGAAATTCTAAGCTTTCTTTTATATCTTTGACTGCACCAGAAGCACCACGCTTAATAGATACTGATGCCCACTTACTACCCATCAACTCATAGCAAGCCATTGCATCACATTCTCCTTCTGTTATAGTAATTGCTTTACCTCCAGACTGGAATAATTGTTCTCCAAATAATCCAGTACCATTAAAGCTACCACTAACAGAGAAGTTTTTATCACGAACATATCTAGTCTTAGTAGCTGATAGTTCGTGTTTGTTGTAGTAAGGATAGATATGTTGAACTATATCTCCACTTGAAGATAGAATACTTTTAACTCCATACTTCCTTGCAGTAGCTTCCGAGATCCTACGATCTGTTAAAGCTACAAAATCTCCTCCGTGAGGATTGGCTGGTGTTGTTGTTTCTTTCTCCACTACAAGTTCTCCCTCAATTGCTTTATTATAATTTAAAAAATAAGTATCACAACTAAAACATTTTGCTGATCCATCTTCATTTAAAGATACTGGATCACTCCCTCCACATTTAGGACAAGACAGTTTGTGTTTTATAAAAGCCATATATACCTCGTTTGTTATTAAAAAATTGAGTGGATAGTACTAATATAGGAGACTACCCACTCGTTCAGGCACAACTATTCTGAGTCAGTATCCTCTTCTTCAGAGGTTTCATCTTCAGATACAGTTTCTTCTCCATCATTATTAACAATGTCTACAATT